TGCGTCACAAGTTCTTTTTTTCTGCAGCCAGTTAAATCAAGATGAAAGTCTGAAAACAATTTCTGACATTCTTCAGCTCTGTGTTGACGATAAGACATACAGCGACTCCATTAATGAAAAGAATGTTAATTATACTATGGAGGTTGAGGTTGTAAAGGTAGAATTTCATTCTAATGATGTGTTTTATGATCTATTTGTTCCTGTATTTAATAACTACATGACAAATGGTATTATTAATCATAATTCAGGTAAGTCTTGGAGTTGTGCAAGAGCATTAATCATTAAGGCAGTTAATGAACCAATAAGAGTGTTATGCGCTCGTGAAACGCAAAAGTCTATACAGGAATCAGTGCATAAGTTGCTGAAAGATCAGATTGACATGCTTGGCTTACAGCACATGTTTACTGTACTTGAAACAAAGATAGTTGGCATTAATGGTTCTGAGTTTAGCTTTGCAGGTATTCGGCAACAAGGCATTACTAACTTAAAGTCTTTTGAAGGCGTTGACATATGCTGGGTTGAGGAAGCGCAGGTTTGCACTAAGAAGTCATGGGATGTTCTTATACCAACAATTAGAAAGCCTGGCAGTGAAATATGGATAACTTTCAATCCAGAACTTGATACTGATGAAACGTACAAAAGATTTGTATTGACAGATAATGAAGAAGCTGTTGTTATAAAATGCAACTATTCAGATAATCCCTGGTTTCCTGATGAACTTGAGAAGGAACGGTTAAACTGGTTAAAACGTGATCCTGAAGGATACAAAACAGTTTGGGACGGAGAATGTAGACCTGCGGTTGAAGGTGCTATCTATGTTAATGAGATAACTAAACTTCATCTGGAACGTAGACTTGGTAATGCTCCATACGATCCACTGTTAAAGGTTCATACAGTTTGGGACTTAGGATGGAACGATTCAATGTCAATAATGATGGTGCAACGTTCAGGCTCTGGTGAAGTTAGGATTATCGACTATATTGAAGATTCACATCGTACTTTAGATAGTTATATTGATGAATTAAGATCAAAGGGTTACAATTACGGCACAGATTATATTCCTCATGATGGCAGAAGCAGAGATTTTAAGTCTGGAAAGTCTACTGAAGAAATATTAATGGCGTTAGGTCGTACTGTTAATGTGCTAGGTCGTGAAGATATAGAAGAAGGAATTAAGATGGCAAGGATGATGTTTGGTAGAGTTTGGATTGACAATAAAGCATCTGAATTACTTAACCAGATAAAACGTTACAGACGCACTCAAAATCAAAGTACAGGCACATTCGGTGCGCCTTTACATGATGACAGCTCTCATGGTGCAGATTGCTTTAGGTATCTTGCTATGGCAGAACAGAATATGACTAATGACTCTTGGAGTTCAGGAGCATTAGATTATTCATATATACAAAGCGGTATAATTTAACAACAGAGGATTAAAAATGGCTAAGTCTAAATCAAAAAAAGCTCCATCTCCAATGATGCCTGGTAAGAAAAAAGGCTGCTAATAATGGCTAAAATGACTGATTCAGAGATATTGGCAATTATCCAGAATGAAATGGCTAATGCTGATATCAGCACAACTTCATCTCCTTCATTAGAAGAACCGCTAAGATATTATCTTGGGCTTCCGTTAGGTAATGAGCAGGAAGGACGTTCTTCATTGGTATCAACAGACGTTGCTGATGCTATCGAATGGATAATGCCTCAGATCATGAAGTCATTTACTCAGAATAATGAGGTTGTGGTTTTTGATGCTGTTAATGAGGCTGATGAATTACAAGCGCAGATTGAATCAGAGTATGTATATGATGTATTGATGAAGCAAAATGATGGGTTTACTTTAATCCATCAGTTTGTGAAAGATGCTCTTATGCAACGCAATGGAATGTTGAAAGTTTATTATGAAGATGATGAAAAGATAACCACCTACAATTACTCAGGCTTAACAGAAGATCAGTTAGCTGTTGCCTTGATGGATGAAGATACTGAGATATTAGAATTAACTGAAGATGAAAGCCAATCAGAAAATCCATTAGAGCAAGAACCTGTTACTTATAGTGCAAAGATTAAGGTAACAGAGAAGTGTGGAAAAATTTGCATTGATCCTGTAGCTCCAGAAGAATTTAGAGTTAATACACAACACAACAGTATTAGCTTAGTTAATGCTAGATTTACATGCCATATAGTTAATAAAACTATATCTGATCTAAGGGAAGAAGGTTACAAAGACGAAGATATTGAAAACTTAGTTAGCTCTGATCTACTTAGGTCTGCATATAGATTTAATTACCAGAACGAACCAACACAAGTTCCATCGGTATTAAGTTCAGATGATGCTAACAGATTAGTTGAAGTTACTGAGTGCTACTTGAAACTGGATGTTAATGGTGATGGTATAGCTGAGTTAATGAAGATAACAGTGGCTGGCGTTGAAACTCCTACTGTTATTTTAAACAAAGAAGAAATAGACAGCGTTCCCTGGATATCAACTACAGCTATATTGATGTCGCATAAATTTCAAGGTCTATCTATATTTGACCGTTTGAAGTCTATCCAAGATAACAAGACTGCAATTATCCGCAACATTATGGATAACATGTATTTGCAAAACAATCAGCGTAACGTGGTACTTGAAGGTCAGGTTAATCTTGATGATCTTTTGGTATCAAGACCTGGTGGTTTAATTCGTGTAAAACGAACAGATGCAATAATGCCATTGCAAACACCTGCTATTGGTGATGCTGCTTTCACCATGATGCAGTATCTTGATGAAGTTAAAGCCGGACGTACCGGTGTATCTGGCGATGGTACTGCTTCACCTGAAAACATTGGTAACGCAGTTGGCTCACAAGGTGTTGAGCGTATGATGAACGCCAAAGAAGAATTGGTGGGCTTAATCATTCGTGTTATCTGTGAAACTGGAATCAAACCTTTATGCAACAAAATTCGTGATCTTGTAACCATGCACGTTGATACAGTACAAGACTTTAAGTTTCGTGGTCAATGGGTAAAGGTTAATCCAGCCGAGTGGGAAGAACGCACAAAGAGTTCTGTCCGTGTTGGAACTGGAACTGGTGATACTAGAGCTAAACTTGCAGCCATACAACAGGTTCAGATGTTGCAAGAAAAGGTTATGGCAATACCAGGTCAAGTATTAACAAATCCTACCAAGATATACGCAACTATAGACGACTTCTGTAAGTTCTCAGGACTAGATTCAGCTAACAAGTATTTTGTTGATCCATCAAGCCAAGAAGGTCAACAAGCAGCGCAACAAGCGCAACAAACACAACAGCAACAACAGCAGGAAGCACAACAGGCACAACTTGAACAGATGCGTATGCAAGCTGAGCTGGCTAAATCAGCAACAACTACAGCAGAAGCGCAGATGCAGAATGTAGCTATCAAAGGGCAGGTTGAGTTAGGTAAGCATCAACGTGAAATGGAGAAGCAATCATTCCAGATTCAGTTAGAGCAATTAAAGGCTGAATTAGACAAAGCTAAAGCAGTACAAATAGCTGAAAAAGATTTAGAGGATATAAAGTTCAAGTATGACCAGTTGTATGCTCAAACAGCACTTAAATTAACAGAGTTGGAAGCATCATCAAATACATCTCAAGATGTTAATTATGAGCAGAACAGGAACAATATGTATGACGGTTGAAGATGAAATAGAGTTAGGGAATAAGGCAAGTAGGGCTTACTCAACTTATTTAGCTGATTATATTATTAATAAAAATGCAGACTTATACAGGCAGTTTTTGTTTACAGATGATATAGAAAGTTTAAAATTGATAAAGGCTCAACAAAAGGCATTACAAATTATTGAGAATGATATAACTTCAGATATAGAAACTGGGCGACTAGCTCAACTACAAAAAGGAAATTAAAAATGTCAGACCAAGATACTACTTCAACGGCAGAGCTATCAAGCGAAGCTGGAAGCGTAAATATGGTGGATCAAATTGCTAACCTGTTATCAGGTGAACCAGAAAAAGAATCTGTTAAGAAGCCAGTAATTGAAGAATCAGAAGAGGATGATACCCAACCAGACGATTCTACCCAAGAGATGGAAGATGCAGATAATGAGGAAACAGATGACGTTGAAGAAACTGATTCTGACGAAGATGTCACTTGGGCTAATACACTTGGCATTGACGAAAAAAATGTAGTCCTTGACGAAGAAGGTAACTTAGCTGGAATCAATGTAAAGGTTGATGGAAAGGTAAGTACAGTTGGAGTTAAAGACTTAATTGCTGGATACCAAAGCAATAAGAGCAATACTAATAAGTCAAAACAACTTGCTGATGATAGGCGAGATTTTGACAATATTAAAAACGCTGTTGCTAATGAGTATGTAAGCAAGATAGAAACAGTTAATAAACTGACACAGCATCTTAAAGATACCTTAATGGGGAGTTATAAGGATGTTGATTGGAATAGACTTAGAGTTGATAATCCTGGCGAATACGCTGCGATGGTTCAAGATTTCAATTTACGCAATAGTGAAATAGA